CGCTGCAGATCAGTTCAAGTCATATGAAGAATTGAAGAAGCGTCTTGGTTATGTTCTTGGAAATGCTGCACCTCGTCAAGATGCAGAAGTTGAAGATGAAGTTGAACTTATTGAGAGAGAAAGAGCAGAGCAAGTTGTTACTGCTGCTACTACATCTACCTCAGCACCAGTTACTGCTGCTGCAGAATCAGATGAAGAAGATACTCTTTCATATTTCGCTAGACTTGCTGAAGAGTGAGATACAATCAACTCTGTCTAACATTGTTAGTCATAGCAGCATATTTAAATTTACTACTTAAGTAAAATCAGACCGTAGAGAAATCTACGGTCTTTTAATTTGGATCTGTATTTCTAGTATTCTCTGTTCTAACAAGATTACCGTTAATATATTGAGAAGATTTATCATAAGTCATAATATTTCTCATATCAAGTAAGAATATATTTTTATATGATGGTCGTAGAACTGTTATATTTCTCTTATCTTCGTTTATCTTAGCTTCATATTCATAATTAGTAACTCCAGCCACTGGATTAAGAGTTGCAGTTGGCGATGTTGGATCTGGAATAGTAAAATCAGAATCAACAACTTTTCCCTCTGGTAGATATATGTTTCCAGATGAATCTTTCACCTCTTCAGTAACATAATATTTTATTTGACTTAAATCATTTCCATATTTGTTCAAAGAATAATCATAAATTTCTTTACTGGTAAGTGGCCACTCATCTCTTATATTTACAATTCCAGCAGAATGAATAACAATCCAATCAAGATCAGATTGTCCATATAAATCTAACGCTACTTGATCAGGTCTAAATCCATCTCTTATATAATAATTTTGTAAATAAGTGATTGAACCTTTTAAATCATCACGTAATTTTACTCTACGAAAAAGATTTTTCACCTCAACATAATCTCTTGATGATGCTCTTGAAGAGAGTGGTGATTGATAATCAATATTTGGTAGTTCTCTAAAGTAAGACATTAGTATCCAACTCCTCCTACAGATCCATAATCCTCTCTAAAGATTGGATTGAGTTCTTTGAATTGCAAGTCAACTTGAATATGAGTAGGTGTACCATCATAAAATGTGGAATGTGATCCAGCAGCAGTATAATTTACTTTCATATCACTCAAAACTGCGGGTAGGAAACGATTTAAAAATGGATGTGGAGAACTTCCTTTTTTATACTTTAAATGAAAAACACTAGGTGCTTTTATGAATACACCTTTAGTCTCACTCTCAACGGTGCGAGATGGAGCCATTTCTATTTTTAAAGTTCTGATAATATCCATGACCACTTGTCCTTCTGATCTATTTCTAGGGAAAAATTGAAAAGAGAATGGGAACGTTCTGATACCAACTCCATTGAATAATAATTCAAGATTTGGATTTAGTATTTGACCCGTTGCTCTTGAAATAAGTTGATCTGCACTGACGTTACCTCCAAGTGCTCCGATGGCGGTTCCTGCGATTGCAGCACCAATAGCACCTCTTGTGTTCGGATCTTGTAACATCTCACCAGCACCCTCAGAAAGTGTAATGAACGCATTTTTTAGAGCATCAACACTACCTGCTGGATCAACTCCACCTGCTACAGCAGATAATCCAACTGCCTCTAACGGATTTAATGAAGATTCCCCATATTGTACACCCTGAGTGTCAGTTACATTTCTAGGGATTGGTAAATTTATTATACTTTTTATTTTTTTCTTTTTTCGATTTGACTGACTTCCTGTCCTAAGAGCAAAACTTGCATCCTTTGCATCAATCTCTTCTTTGGAATCACCACTACCTTTTTGGAACACTAATTGTGATTCAGATGTTGTTGATACTAAGTTCGAGCTTTCACCAGAACTTTTGTTATTGGATAGATTGGAAAATGATACTCCTTGTAATTGTAAACCTGGTGGAACATACTCTGCTATTACTATCTCCAAATAATCTGTATCTTGATCATCCCTTCTTGATAATGGATATGATAATACTTTAGTTTTTCTTGCTCCCCCTTCTTCTTTCTTACCTGTTGTAGTTGTCGTGGTTGATGCTGGTGTAGACGCAAAAGTACTAGCATCAATTCTATCGAATGATGACGAGTCAGTATATTGAGCAACTTCGTCTAAAATATCAGCCATATCTTTTTTTAACTATTTAGGAGGTTTCATCTGGAAATTCTGAAATGGTATCAGTTCAAGGTCTCTCAACTCATCTGCAGTCACTTGATATAATCCACCTTGCACCTCTGGATACGTGTATTTTCTATTTCTACCCCAGTGAAAGTTGTATGCTATGAATCCATATGAAAATACTTCAGTCACTTGAACTAGAGGATTTAAGTCAAATTTAATCTCTGGTGTTTTCGCCATATATCGAAACATGTAGTAAGAGCCTGGTATCGGAACTACAGGACCTTCAATGAGAACACTTTTAACTCTTTCTGCGAGTTCATCTGGATTCTTAATTGATAAAAGACTATCTGAAACAGGACGAATACGATTTTCAATTGTGTCTTCAGGTCTATTTGTTTCTAAATTGTACGCTTTTGTTAATGTATCTTCTGAAAACAAAAAATTACCATATCCTTCCTGAACTAATTTTGATCTAAGTCGAAGAAGTGCTTTCGGTGATAATCGTGTCGCTTTTCTACGTGCCATATTTTATACCTAACTCTTTCTCTGTAAATACTTTGAATTCATATCCACGATCTTTACACCATTCATCTGCTGCTTCCCATTTTGCTTGATTCTTTGCGTATTCATATGCTTCACGTAGATAACCCTTTGTCTGTCTTTTTGGTTTTGCTGGTGGTTTTGTTTGTTTATTTGGTTTGATTTCTATAATATATTTTTTGATAGCACCTGTGCTTTCTTTTACTTTAATATAGAAATCTGGAAAGTATCTGTGTGGTCTATTATCAATCGGTGAACGATACCAAACGTACATCTCTTCACTTCCCCATTCAAGTATTCGTTCATTATTATCACAATAAACCATGAATTTTCTCTCCCAAAGTGACCTATAAACTATGTTTGTAGGATTACCCTTGTACTTGCGAGGATAAGATGGTTGATATTTACCCTTGTAAGACATCTAAATAATAATAAGACAAGTTTTAGGTATTTAGAGTGGTTAAACCTCGCAGAATTGATGATTTCAAACCTACATTTACAAATTTAGCACAAACATCACATTATCAATTGATATTTGGTGGATTACCTCTTGGTGTGAGACAACATTTAAATGTTCGTGGAGTTGATTATAGATTCATTACTGAAACATCAGGGTTACTTTGCAACAATGCAGTGTTACCTGGTGCGACTCTAGCAACTAGTCAGATAGTTGGTAACTTCATGGGTGTTACGGAAAATATGGCTCATACAAAGGTATTCACTAAGATAAACTTGGAATTTTATGTTGATAGTGAGTATAAGAGTTTGAAGTTTTTAGAGCATTGGATAGAATTTATTGCAAACGCATCAGGTGAAGATAAAGATAGAAAAGATTATTACTTCAGAATGGAGTATCCTGATGATTATAAAGCATATCAAACTAAGATAATAAAATTTGATAGAGACTACAATGAAGAAATGCAATATAACTTCTATGGTATGTTTCCACAACAAATAAATGCAATACCTGTTAAGTATGAGGGATCTGATATTTTAAAAGCAACTGCTACGTTTATGTTTGATAGATACACTGCTGGTAAATATTCGAGTTACGATAAGTATCGTGGTAGATATAACAACTTGAAAGAGACATTTAAGAAGGAAAGACAAAGAAAAGAGGAAGTCAAAGCAATAGCAGATGACAGTGGACTAACTAACAAAGAAGCTGCTATAATACAAGCAGGTGGTTTTGTAGAAACAGTTATCGAATAACCAACTATATAATATACAATTTAGTAATATATTATGCCTTTACCAAAGATTAGCACTCCAACTTATGGATTGACGATTCCTTCAAGTGGAAAGAATATAAAATACAGACCTTTTCTAGTTAAGGAGGAAAAGATACTTATCATTGCGATGGAGAGTCAGGATGATAAGCAGATTGCACAAGCAGTAAAAGATGTGTTAGGAAGTTGCATTTTAACAAAGGGAATTAGTGTAGATAAACTATCCACATTTGATATTGAATATTTGTTTTTAAATATTCGTGGTAAATCTGTGGGTGAGAGTGTTGAAGTATTAATCACTTGCCCTGACGATAATACGACTAAAGTACCTGTGATGATCAATTTGGATGATATCAAAATTAAGAAAGATGATGATCATAGTGTTGATATACCACTTGATGGTAATTTAAGTATGAGAATGAAGTATCCAGCGATGGGTGAATTTATAAAGAACAACTTCAGCACTGAGATGAAAGTTGATGATACTTTTGATATGGTTGCATCTTGTATCGAACAAGTTTATAGTGAAGAGGAGTCTTGGTCAGCAGCAGACTGCACAAAAGATGAAATGCAAGATTTTCTAGAGCAATTAGATTCAAATCAATTTAAGAAAATAGAAAAATTCTTTGAAACCATGCCTAGATTATCTCACACATTTAAAGTAATTAACCCAAATACAAAAGTTGAAAGTGATGTTACGTTGGAGGGGTTAAACTCTTTTTTCGTCTAGGTATGGCTCACGAGGATCTAGAGTCATACTACAAAACAAATTTTGCCTTGATGCAACACCATAAATATAGTTTGACAGAGCTAGAAAATATGATTCCGTGGGAGAGAGACATCTATCTCACATTGCTCCAACAATATATTGAGGAGGAAAAACTGAAGGCTCAGCAGGAAAGAGGTATTAATGGATGAAGACCAGCAACAGGAGGGTCAACAAGAAGAGGAACAGAAAGAACAACGAATAGCACCAGCAGCATTTACGAGTTTTAACATTTCTGCACCTCCAAGAAGACCAATCTCATCTCTAGCACTATTTCAAAGACAAAGTGCTGAGGGTGATGAGGAACTTTCTGCAGCTGTAAAATCTAATCAAACAGCAATAACTTCAATAAACAGCACACTAGCGGCTGTTACGATGCAAATATCCGCACTTAATAAATCTCTAGTTCAAGTTGCTGAACAAATTAAACAATCAGCAGCGATAGAGAATTTAAGAATGGCTCAAGAGCGAAAGCAAGAAATGATGCTCGCTGATCGTAACTTAAGGAGAGGTGCAGAGAATAATTTAGAGAGAGGAATACAAGCAGCTTTATTTGCACCAGTGCAGAGAATAGGAGCAAAGGCAACATTTACTTTATCGAGACTAATAAATTTCTTCAATGTATTGTTAGGAGGTTTTTTAGTAGGAAGAACACTTAATTTAATAACTGCTTTAGTAAATGATGATAAGGAAGCATTGAAGAAGATTGGTGATACGATAGTTGGACAACTCGCAGCAGCAGGTGGTATATTTCTGGCGATTAATGGTGGATTATTAATCGCACTTAACTCTTTGACTAGACTAGCATCATTCCTTACACAGGTAGCGGTATCTAATTTATTAATAAAACCAATTAAATTGATATTTAATATTGCAAAGGGATTAGTTGCAGCAATAGCTGTGGGAGCATCAGGTTTATTTAATGTTCCTCCTATTCCACCCAATGTTAATCCACAAAATGTAAAACCAAATAATAAAAATAAAACTAGGAACACGAATCGTTTAGGTACAATTTTTGCAGCGTTAGCAAACTTTGGGTTTGCAGCAAATCAAATAAGACAGGGCGGTGATCCTAAAAGAGAGTTAACAGGAGCTAGTGGTGGTCTTTTATCATTCATCCTTTCAGGTAGTGTTGGTCGTCGTTTGATGTCTAGTCCTAATTTTGGTGTGAAAGTATTGGGATTTGGAATATCAACACTTGGACCTCTCTTAGGATACCCACTAGCAACCACAGGATATGATTTAATCACTCAATCTGCTGGATTAGAGGCTATAAGTGGTGATGTCTCTCAAGATATATCAACACAAATTGATAAAATAAGAACTAATAATATAATTGTAAATCAAGCCAAACCAGCACAACCTGCACCTTTTGGTCCAGAAGGTAGAGCAGCTTTACTAATGTTTGCTCCTTCATTCAATCGTAATAATATGTACATAGCATATTCTCATATTCAGTATAACGTTCCGATGGTATGATGAGATCAAATTTAAATTTAGATTCAATAAAGAGATCATTATCTGGATTATCAGAGTCAATTAAGACTGCTAAAACAAACTCAGATCAGATATCAGAGAACGTTACAAAAAGAAATGAAGCTAAGAGAGAATCATTATCAATGTCTTCTAAGTTGTTTGCTAGAAGAAGAGATAACATGAGAAGGAGAGAAAAGGAAGATTTAATCGAAGCTGGTGGTGTGATGGGTGCTTTTAAGGCAAGAGCTAGAGCAGTAAGAAATCAAACCAAAGGATTTTTAGGAAGGATACTTGATTTCCTAGCGACTGTTTTGATCGGGTGGGTAGTGTTGAATCTACCTAAGATTATTAAATTAGCAGAAGGTGTGATGAAGAGACTCAAGAAATTCTTTGATGTTATTGGTGGATTTGTAACAGGCACGATAGATTTTTTCACAGGACTTGGGGTAAGATTTTCTGAGATGAGTGAATTAGTGAGTAAATTTGATTTTGAAAATGTTAAAAATCAGATTGAGAAATTTATGCGTAAAGTACAGGATGCATTTACAAAAATAACTCTCACAACAATAAGAGATATAAGAAACTTCTCAGATAAGAGTGAAAAGGAATTAGCAGATGAACTTGGAATAAGAGATTTATATGATCAATTGTTGGAGAGTAATACTGAGGATGATGCTGGTGGTGATGGAAGTGGCGATGGATCTGAGGACACTCAGCAAGAAGATGATGAGAGTGGTGATGATTTAGATAAAGAGAAACTTATAATGGATGGAATAGAAATGTTGAAGCAGCAACAAGATGGTAAATTAACAGATAAACAACAAAATTTATTAGATGAAAAAAATTATAAAGAGTTGGATAAAGAATTATCTAAAAATGGTATCATACTTCTTATTGATAGAGATAATGGATTTATAAGTTATCTTCCTTATGAGAATAAAAAAGATCCAGGTTTACAATATAGAGGAAACGAGGATCTATTTCGTGAGCAAAATGTTTTTCCATACGAACGTAATTCTGATGGATATACTGATATTTTTGACCCTTCTACTACATCATCTGATCAAAACTCAGATGTAAACAAATTACCACCTGGTTCAATTACTCCCCCAAACAAAAATAAACTTGATTTAACTGAAGAAAATAATGATAAAGATATAATAATAGAATTACCACCATCAGGTGATTTTAAAACAACTGAAGATTTATTGAAGTACTTAAATCAGTCTGCTGGAATAAATCCATCTGCTAATGCTGACATAAATAATAATGATAGTAACAAGATTTTTAATGATGCTCAGTATAATAGTCTACCTTAAAATATGTCTGCATTAAATCCCGCCATATATGAATCCATAGAAATCTCTGCCGAGACCACAAACGGTAGTAACAAGACTATTGAATTGAATCTTGGTGTCGTTAAAATTAATATATTTGAAGATCTATTTTCACCTTGTATCACAGCACAGATTTTAGTTGTATCATCTGGTGGTGCAGTTCCTACAAATAGTGGTGAAGGAAAAACTGAACCAGATACAATGGATTCGGTCTATAGTGGATTACCAATACGTGGTGGTGAAAGAGTAAGTATAAAAATTGCTGGTAACACTAATAATAATATACCAATTGAATTTAATACACCCGACACTTATCTTTATGTTTCAAATGTATCAAGACAATTTTCTGATGGTGCAAAAGAATTATTTACATTAGAGTTAGTCTCTAGGGAAGCAATCACAAATGAAACATCTAGATGTTCAAAAAGATATCAAAAAACTGCATCAATCAGTCAGCATGTTAGAGATATTATACAGGAAAAATTAGCTTCAACAATTCCAGAAGACAATATAGACAACACCCAAAATAAGTATGGATTCATAGGTAATCTCAAAAAACCTTTTAACATTTTGGTGTGGTTAGCGGCTAAGGCAAAACCTGAGAAGGGGACTTTACCTGGTTATTTCTTTTATCAAACTAGAGAGGGATTTAAATTTAAAGCGATTGATCGTTTAATTGAAGATGGTAAGAGAAATCCAAAAGCAACTTATGAAGAGATAAGATTTAAGGAGAGTTCTAAACTAGGAACTGATGCAAATGATTTTTCTATTTTATCATATGATATAGTAAAGAATAATGATTTGCTTAAAAAGTTAGCTTATGGTCAATATAGTAGTCACATTATGGAGTTTGATCCTTTATACGGATATTTTACGACAGAACAGCAGGGTAAATTCACTCTAGATGATACTACCAATCAAAAAATAAAATTCTCAGAAGAAGAAAAAACAGATAACATAGTTAAGACTGAAGATGTAATAACACTTGGTGCAACTCCAGAGGTTCCTGTGTTACTTAGTGATGACACCACCCAAAATTTAGGAACTCTTCCAAGTAGATTAATTACTATGGTATCTGATAGGGGACTTTTAGAATTTGATCCTTTTATTGATAAAAACTCAGAACCTACAAAATGGCAGAGACAGGCAATATTAAGATATCAACTTCTCTTCACTCAAGTATTAAAAATGGTAGTTCCTTTGAATACCAATTTAGTCGCTGGAGATGTGATTAATGTTAAATTTTTAAAGTCAGATATGGAGGCAAAAGAGCATGATAGAAAACAAAGTGGTTTTTACTTAATAAAAGAGTTATGTCATCATTTTGATGCTAATATGTCATTAACGTCTTTGAAATTAGTAAGAGATACATTTGGAGAGATAAGTAAATAATGGACAATTATAACTTTAAAACAAATTTTATAGGTAAAGATGGATTCGTGTGGTGGATAGGTCAGGTCGCACCCAATGATTCATGGATCAAAAATTTTGAGGAAAATAAAGAACTTGATACAGAACTTGCAAAAGCTTGGGGTATAAGGTATAAAGTTCGTATTATGGGATATCATCCATATTCAAATGAAGAACTTAAAGATAAGGATCTACCTTGGGCACAAGTATTAACAGCTGCTGGAAATTCTGGATCACTAAACACCAGAGAGACAGTTCGATTAAACGGAGGTGATATAGTTGTAGGATTCTTTTTAGATGGTCACAATGCACAAGTTCCTATGATTATGGGTTCTTTCACTCATACCAAGCAGTGGGATGAGGAAATTAAAAAATGGAAAGAAAGTGGTGCACCACCATCTGCATTCGGTGTTTTTGGAGGGTATAGTAAAGCTTTTGAAGAAGCTAATTATGCAATCAATAAAACTAACTCACATGAGTCAGATGGCACAGGTGAAGGAGGTCCTAAAGACAAATCTGTTGAAAACGCAGTTGAACAGGATGGTACATCAAATACAGTGAATGAAACTAATGGTTTAGAGATAAATCTTTGTGATAAAGGACCTGTATCAGACATTAAAAATGATGTTAAAGATATGGTTTCTCAGATTCAGAGTCTGAAAGCAAGGATGGATGATGGTAATGAGTTTTTTAGAGATAAGGTAAAAGATATAGTATCAAGCACCACTGAGAGTGTTGTAAGAAAGTCTGGTAAATTAGTAAGTGGTATGATAGATGATACTTTTAACAAGATAGCACCAATAGGAAGAACAGGATTGGATAAACTTTACAAGGGTGTCTATAGTAAAGTTCTTGCAGCAACAAAGGCTCCTCCTGTCGCACACATAGCAGGTGTAGCAGCACAGACAGCAATGCTCGCACCATTGAGTGTCGCAGAGAATCTAATTGGTTGTCTTGCAAATAATATCATTGCTGATTTGGGTGGTATGACCGAAGATATATTAAACTCTGTGGTTGATAACGTATTTAACGTAACTGATTGTGTTAGCGATCAAGTGGTAGGTGCAATCACTAATGGTATTGTGGGTAAGGTCGGTGATGGTATGTCTGGTGCGTTAGGTGGATTAGACAAGATACTTGGATTTTTTGGTGGTGGTCAAGGAGGAGGATTCAATGTTGAAAATATTATAAGAAATAGTACGTCATCCATTGCTGGTGCAGTTGGATTGAGAGGTTGTAATGAACCAATTAAAACTGATGAACTAGGACCTTGTAAGTATCGTTTAGGATACGGACCAGTATCAGCAGGTGATGCGGATCTTAAAAATATTTTGGGTAACGCAAACGCAGCTGCAGCCATATCAAGTGCTGCTGCACTCACAGGATTTCCTTTAGATGGTATTCAAGATATTGCAGGTGCTTTAGATATATTTAATTCGGACATGAAAGTTCCTGGATTTAAGAGTTCGATTAGCAACTGCTACTCTGGACTTCCCACTTTATGCGAACCTCCTAAGATAAGAATATTTGGTGGGGGAGGATCAGGTGCAGAGGCAATACCTATATTTGGTAATATCATAGGAGATACAAGATATCGAACTGGTAGTATTATTGATATAAAGTTAACTAATCCTGGTAATGGTTATCAATATCCTCCGTTTGTTGAGATTGTAGATAATTGTAATCAAGGAGTAGGTGCTCAGGCGAGAGCAACTATAAAAGATGGTAAAGTAGTTAATCTCTACATCATAACAGAGGGTGAAAATTATCCAGTGAGTGATCAACCAGAAGTGGTCATAACTGATATCAATATTGTAAATCCTGGTCAAAATTATAATGATGGAGACACGGTGACTGATAACATAGGTAATGAATATGATGTTACCATACAAAATGGTGCAATTATAAAAGTTAGACCTCTAACAAATATTGCAGTTGAAGAGACTGTTCAGTTGTCTATCAATACAAGCACTGGATTTGATGCGTTAATATTTGCTACGTTAGGTGATAGACCTGATGGAGAGGTCACACAAGTAATTGATTGTATATCATAAGATAAATACTTAAAAAATATCTATGGCAGAACGCAAAAAAAATTGGTATAAGAGATTTATAAAATCATTTGGACCTGGATTATTTGTTGAAACTGGTAATCCAGAGGTAGGTGATGGTGGTGAGACTGCGTTTAGACTTTTTTCTTCTACAAAGAAAGGTGATAAATTTAATCTTGGAATGAATGAGAATGGAAAGGTTGCGATGAATGCTGATGTAAGCATTGAGATGGTTGCAGGTGCAAAGAATAATCCAAAGGGCACAGATATATTAATACACAGTAGAAATGGTACGATAGATATCGCTGTTAATAAGAATGGTGCAGTCAGAATAAGAGGAGATAATGTTACTCTTCAGGCATCAAATCAAATTAAGTTAAGTTCTCGTTCGATTCGTATGGAGGCAGCGGATGAAATTAGTCTGCAAGCACCTAAAGTATGGAGTCGTGGTAAGAAGGGTAATTTAGTTCCTAAAACTTGGATGCAGTCTGTTACATTTGGATCTTACATAGGTGCTGATTCAATAGGTGGATTTTTAGAAAAAGGTCTGCAAGAAGCAGCAGGTATCGTGGATGGTATTGATGATCTTGCCCCAGTCGCTGCAGGTTTAGCGGGTCAAGCAGGTGCACTTGCACAAGGTCTTGGTAGTCAATTACCAGGAATGGCTGATCAATTATCGGGGGTAACAGGTCAATTATCATCACTTGCCGAGACAGCAGCTCCACAACTACAATCTATAGCTCAAGATCTTGCTCCACAATTACAATCAATCGCAACCTCTCCAGAGGTTACACAATTAGGTGCTGCATTAAAAGATCAAGCAGGTGCATTTGCTAATTTAGGTAAAGGATTAGTTCCAACGGGATATTAAAATGGCAGCAACAGATCCTAATCCCAATGTAGATCCAACTATAACAGGTCAAGAGGCTTGGTTTAATAAGGATGTTCGTATTTACGAGGATCTATATGTTTATGGAAACTTATATTATAACTTTGATGGGACAGATTCTTTAAATCTTGATGAACTTAATGTTACTGGTATTGCAACCTTTAAAGACGTAGATATTACTGGTAGTTTAGATGTATTAGATTTAACTTTAAGAAATCTTTTTTCAACGGGTATTGCTACATTTACAGAGGCTATATTACCAGAAATTGATAATCTTCAAGTAGGCATTCTAACAGTAACTGAATTCTTTAGAATAGATAATGGGACTGATGAATTAGTTACAATACCTGCAACTGGGGTTAGGGCAGGTAATGTAGGCATTAATAGCACTCTACCAGATCAGAAATTAGATATCGGTGGATCTATTCATATTGATGAGCAAATATTCGACTCAGATAATGCTTCTGGTAATATTGGAAACTATCTAAGTAAAGATGCTGGTGGTATTCGTTGGGTATCAGTTCCACCTAATGCAAATGCTGATGGTGTATTTGCTAGGAATGAAGGTATAAACATTGGTGTTGGGTCATTCACAACATTAAATTTAATTGGAACTAGAAGTGGTGGAGATATAGTCTTTGGTACAGATGCAGGTGGTGGTGTCTTAGATATAGATATTCGATCACGGTGGGTTGAGACTGGTGCTGGTATTCATACAACAGCAAATGTAGGTATTAATATTGCTAATCCAACAAAACCTCTTGATGTTAACGGATCAGCTAGGATTAGAAGTGATTTAGATGTTGATGGAATTATATACGCAAACAGTCAACTTGATGTTGATGGAACAGCGATTATAAGAAACACTTTAAATGTTCAAAATAATGTTGATTTTGATCAAAATTTAAATGTAGATGGAGATACAACTTTAGATGGATTAACTGTTGATGAACTTTCAAGGTTTAATGATTCTGTTTTCATAGGTAAAGATTTAATAATAACAGGATTTACAACAGGAACAATATCAACTTCAATATTATCAATTGAGGCAAAAAGAGCAGGTTTTGCAACATTCTCTGATTTTGCTGGTATCTCAACTTTCGCTAACATTGCTGGTGTTGCGACCATATCAGGATTCTCTACAAATTCACATCGTGCTGGTTTTGCTACATTCTCTGATTTTGCAGGTATTTCAACATTTGCAACCACAGCAGGTTTTGCTCTTACTGCTGGATTATCTACAAATACAAACTTCATTGATGTTAACTCAACAGATGTTAATTCTTCACATCCGATTACATTTATTGACTCAACAGATGTAGGCACTTTTCATAAATTAAAAATTGATGCTAGTGGTGGATTACTTTTTAATCCGTTTGATAATTTACTTTCTGTAGGTGAAGTTAGTATCGCAGGTATACTTACAGTCGGTGGTGCTACTACTGTTTACAGCACTCTTGATGTAAATCAGAAAACCACTTTAAAGAATGAACTTGAGGTTGATGGTGCTGCAGTCTTTGATAATACAGTTGAGTTAAATTCATCATTGATTGACATCAATGGAAGCGTTGCTGCTGGTAAGACTGATTATAGATTATCATCCGTGGGAACTGGTGTATCGTGGAGACCGCCAGGTGTTGAAACAACTAACATTCTCTACGTCACTAAAGATGGTAATGATGCAAACTCAGGACTATTAGAGGGTGATGCGAAAGCGACAATCGGTGGTGCTGCTGCAGTCGCATTAGATGGTGATACAATATATGTAAGACCTGGTGTTTACTTTGAAAACAATCCAGTCGGTTTGAGAACAGATGTATCAATATCTGGACAAGATTTGCGATTAGTCACAATTGTTCCAAATAATGTGAATGATGATATATTCCATGTGAGAAGAGGTTGTTTAGTTGAAAACGTCAACTTTGCTGCTGCAAACTTTGGCGTGTTGCATGAAGGTTGTGGTTGTTTAGCATTTCCACCAATACAAGCAGATATTGATGCTGGTGATGCAACTGCAACAAGAAGTGGATATATCGGACCAGGTCCTGCAAATGAAGGTCCTAGTGGTAGGTGGAGATCACCTTACGCAAGAAACTGTACAAACTTTATTACAGGTAGTATTGGACTGAAGATTGATGGTAGATATGCTAATGCTGCGTACTCTGGAACTAATAATCTTGGTCAGGATCTTAGAAGTATGGTGTGTGATTCATTTACACAATACAATGAAGCAGGTATTGGTGTGTCTGTTACAAACAAAGCATATGCACAGTTAGTTTCCATATTTACAATTAACAGTCATATTGGTATCTTCGCTGGAGGCGGAGGACAATGTGACCTTACAAACTCTAACTCATCATTTGGTGACTTTGGATTAGTTGCAGACGGTACAAGTCTTGCAGAATTTACAGGTATTACAACTGGTGGAGCAACTGCTGAGAGTGATGTATTTCAGTTTTTAAATGTTAGAGATGTTGATAATAATGTTCGTAAACCATTTGATGGTCAGTCACTATTTTTCAAAATAAATCTCTCAGACTATCCAGAAGTCGCTGGTTATAGTGGTATTCTCACACAACCCATGAGAACCATCCGTAGTGTAAAGATAATTAATGGTGGAAATCCTGGTGAATATAGTTCTGCTGCACCACCAAACGTATTAGTTACCGCACCAGCAGGTCCTGAAGGAATCTTAGCGGAATTATCTGCTAATGTGAGTGCTGCTGGAACTATAACATCCGTAGATGTGATAGCAAGTGGTAGAAACTTTTTACCAATTCAACCAATTGATATTTCATTTAGCACTGGTAGTGCAGTCGGTATTGCAGTCACAGATCCAATATTATTTACAGTTGATGATGCAACTGAGCCAGTTCAAAGTGGTGTAAATGCTGGACTTACCACCGTTACATTTAATGAATTTATACCATATAGTGTTGCTCAAGGTGTAGATGTTGAGTTCTTAAGAATTAGTCGCATAATCACCAGTTCTCATTCTTTTGAGTACGTAGGTGCAGGTACCGACATAAATAGAGCAAACCCCTTCCAAGGTGGTGAACCAATTCCTGCGAATGAAATTGTTGCGATTAATGGAGGTCAAGTTCCGTTCACAAGCACAGATCAAAAAGGTAACTTTAGAATTGGTCAAGGATTAGAAATCAACCAAACTACTTCAACCATTTCAGGAAGAGACTTCAACAGAGCGATACAAGCTAACCTTACCCCATTAATTCTTGCTTTGGGAGGATAATAAAATAATATGGCAATTGCACCAGTCAATAAGTTTCTATCTCTAGCTGTTCCTGTAGCACCAGGTGAGCAGAAACTTTATGAAGTACCAACTGGTACTACTGCAATTTTGCTGTACGCTCAAGTATCTAATGTAGGAATCGGACAGACCTATCCAACAGCAACTTTAATTCACAGAAGGGAATCAAGAAGCACAGGTAACAAAAGAGATATAAGAGTAATAAAAGATATAGAGATACCACCCAATGATGCAGCAATACTGATTGATGGTAGATTAGTTTTAGAAAAAACTCCACTTATTTTAGATAGATTATTTTTAAGAGGCGTTCAGTCAGGAGTAGGTACAATAACAAACGTTGTTTATCATGAGCCAACTGGTGTGGCTACAGTGACCACAATGAGTCCACATAATTTTAACGTAGGTGATCCAATCACAATGAGTGGTATTGCGTTCACATGTTCAGGAAGCACTGGAATCACCACGACAATATTCCCAGATCCACAACAGTCTTACGTTGTTGATGAAATAACAAACGCAGTAGGAGTATCAAGAACATTCACTGCAGTAATTGGAAGTTCAAAAGGTTATCCACATTTTTATAATCCAGCAATACATTACTTTGTACGTTCACGAAGTGAGGCAGTTACAGCGAATACAGGCACTAAATTTACACCATCTTTTGCTACATACACTGGTATAGATGGCGTATTAACTTTAACATTAGGTGCTAATCATGGATTGGTTGCTGGATCTAATACAGTGCAGATAGCAAACGATTCAATAATATTCACCTGTACACAGGATGGAAACTCAACAGAGCATGGATATCCAAGAGCAACTGATCCTTACGCTGGTACAAACATAGCGATTGCATCTACCACTACCACAACGATAGCGGTCAATGTAGGTATTTCATCTGCAGGTGGATTAGTCGCACCACTTCAAATGGAATTCATAGCGAGTATCCTAGAAAATAGCACTGCATAATGGCTGAAGGAAGAAGATCAAGTCAGCGATATTTAAGTGGAAGATCCAAGATAATTGGATTTTCTGGTTTAAGTACAGATAGACATCTGTATGTTGAATCGGGGCAGGTTGAACCTAACTTAGGATTTCCTGGTGAAAAAAGTCTTCCAGTATCAAGCACATATTATAAATTAATAACTGTTCCCAACGGGAGCACATATGATCGTTACTGGCAGGAAGATACTCCTGCTACTTTAGTAAATGGTATTACAATATTTGATGAGGGTACATTAGTAGGTACAGCAAATACTGTATCAAAATTAAATTTTGTAGGAGCAGCAGTTACTGCTACAGCAAGTGGAACCATATCTACAATTACAGTTACACCTGTATCAATATCTACCGAAGCACCATTGGGAGCAAGGCATGGGGAACTATGGTGGGATAGTGATGAAGGTGAATTAAATGTTTATTATCAAGATGCTAACAGTGCTCAGTGGGTATTAGCAAATAGTGGAATTGGAACTACCACTGGAAGTGGTGGTGGCGGTGGAGGTGGAGGTGGTAGTGGTGGTGCTAATGTAACAGTATCATCAAATCCTCCAACAAGTCCTACTCCATCCAATGGTGATCTATGGTGGGATAGTGATATTGGTGAACTCTACATTTACTATACTGACGGTGATAGTAATCAATGGGTTGAAACTTCAGGAGGAAGTGAAACTGTTACGATATCAGATAATGCCCCACCAAGTCCAAATGATGGAGATCTATGGTGGGAAAGTAATTCTGGATCTTTAAAAATATATTATAATGATGGTGATAGTCAGCAATGGGTTGATGCAAACGCTGGTGTTCTAAGCTCTATATCATCATTCATTGCATGGAGTAAAAATAGTGCTGGTATTCATACTACAGCAAATGTTGGAATAGGAACTACAAACGTTACTGCAGTTGATTCTAGTAACACAGCGACTCTTGCGGTTGGAATTGTTACCGCACATAAGTTATATGGTGATGGGTCAAATTTGACTGGTGTTGGTGGAACAGTTGTAATATCAACTTCTGCTCCTTCTAGTGCTGATGTCGGAGATTTGTGGTGGGATAGTGATGATGGCGATCTTTTGGTTTATTTTAATGATGGATCTGGTTCGCAGTGGGTAAGTACTAGTGCAGGTGCCACTGGAGCTCAAGGTGCACAGGGTGCTTCTGGAGGTGGTGGCGGTGGTGGATCTGGTGCTCAAGGAGCCGCTGGAGCTCAAGGTGCTGCTGGTGCTCAAGGTGCTACAGGTGCTGCTGGTGCTCAAGGAGCCGCTGGAGCTCAAGGTGCTGCTGGTGCTCAGGGTAACGTAGGTACGGGTGCTCAAGGAGCTGCTGGTGCTCAGGGTGCATCAGGATCAGCAGGATCAAGAACTACTGCAAATGCATCGACAGGATCAATCGCTAACAACGCTTCTGCAAACATATCAATCACAGCAGCAAAGGTATATGCATTACTTAAGATTCAAACATCAGCAGCTGCATGGGTAACTCTCTATACAGATGCATCTTCAAGAACAGCAGACTCTTCTAGAAGTGAAACTACAGATCCAACACCTGGTTCTGGTGTGGTTGCTGAAGCGATTACAACTGGTGCTGCGACACAGATTATAACTCCAGGATTAATCGGTTGGAACAACGATGGAACACCTGCATCAACAATTTATGCAAAAGTTGTGAATAAAAGTGGAAGCACACAAGCAATTACAGTGACCGTACATTACCTACCTCTTGAGACCTAATGGAGAAAGTATATATCGTAACTCTTAGTAATCGTGATGATCTTGAGGATTTTTATGCAGAGATGTCCTCAAAGGGATTTAAGCTGCACATGAAGAGAACGATTAGTAGAAATACTAATTACTACATGACTCAGGAGCAAGCAGATGAATTAAAGAAAGACTCTAGGGTCATAGATGTTCAGGCAGCAGATGATTTTATAATAGAGAAACAAGCAATATACAATAATACGTCATATACTAAAAATGGTTATTTTTGGAAAGATGATTCACAGGGAGCATTTACAATTCCAGCGACTGATTTTCAATGGGGACATACTCTTGCTGGATCCACATCACAAATAGGAAAGGGATCTTTTGGTAGAATAGCATCTGGAGGAACCACAGAGAGAAAAACTACAAGTCTGGATGTATTTAATGATGGTAAACATGTTGATGTTGTGATTGTTGATGACCCAATGGCGTATGATAGTGAGGAGTGGTATAGTCCGTCAACTAATACAACAAGATTTGTTCAATATCAATGGTTTAACCAACTGAATACTTACGTGAGTTCTATTGATGATGATGGTATGACTTTACCAACAGGAACAATTACATATAGACAAAATTCAGCGGAGTCAAACTATCATGGTCAGCATGTGGGGGGAACAGTTGCAGGACAACATTATGGTTGGGCAAGGGAAGCAAACATATACAATTTAGCAGTGACTGATAATTTTGCTTCAGGTCAATTTATTAGTGCGTATTTGATATATGATTACCTTCGTGCTTTTCATTTACATAAAGCAGTGAATCCAACAACTGGTCGTAGAAATCCAACAATTACAAATCATAGTTATGGTGGCGTTTTTTATTTTAATTCTGATCGAGAAGCACTACCCTTTAGTGATTTAAACTCAGTTGTCTATAGAGGAACAACATATAACTCAGGAAATCCTGGTCCTTCAGGTTGGACACAATCTGGAGTTGAGGCAGACTTTGGAGTAAGATTTGATATAACTTCAGGTCCTAGTCAAAGTGCAGCAATATCAGCAGATGTGCAAGATGCTATAGATGATGGTGTAGTTATAATTGGTGCTGCTGGAAATGATAACCTTGTAATTGCAGATCCAAGTAGTGCTGATTGGAATAATTATATAAATTGGGATTATGATGGATTTCCGAGATCACGATATTATATGAGAGGTGCTTGGCCAAATTCTCCTGATAATGATTCAATCATAGTTGGTGCATTAAATAATACTCATAATTTTACAAGAGCTACTTTTACAATGCACGGACCAGGTGTGGATGTGTTTGCACCAGGTCAAAGAATAGTATCTTGTTATGGTAGTGGTGGTTTGAATGATACAAAATATAGTGCTGGTTCTAGCAATAGATATTTTACTCTTAATGGAACTAGTATGGCTTCTCCTCAAGTAGCAGGAGTCGTTGCAACACTAGCGACTGCAAAATATAGATTTACTAATTCTGATGTAAAAGGATATTTACAGAGGCATAGTAAAGAAAATGATATGACTTTTGATTCGGGCACTGGATCTTACGATGATAACACCAGTCAACTAGGAAGTCCTAACAAATATCTTTTATCAAAAAATCCAAGACCTACATCAGGCATGATTGAAGATGTGAAAGGTGAAAGAAAAACAAGTGGTATGACTTTCCCCCGTAGGTCAACTTTGAACTACCAGCACTAAATATTTTTATGGCTCAGTTTAACTTCCCATCTAGTCCAAATAACGGTGATTCTTTTACACAGAATGGCGTAACTTTTCAGTGGGATGGTGAAGCGTGGAGAAGACAGGGAGTTGCAGGTGCTCAGGGTGCTTCAGGAACTAATGGTGCTCAGGGTGCTTCAGGAACTAATGGTGCTCAGGGTGCTTCAGGAACTAATGGTGCACAAGGATCTGCTGGTGCTCAAGGTGCACAAGGTGTCGCTGGAACTGCTGCATCACAAGGTGCTCAAGGTGCTGCTGGTGCTCAAGGGGATTCTGGATCTGCTGGTAGTACAGGTGCTCAGGGTGCTCAAGGTCATCAAGGACAGGCTGGAGCTGCTGCATCACAAGGTGCTCAAGGTGCAACAGGTGCTCAAGGTGCTCAAGGTCATCAAGGTGCTACAGGTTCAGGATCTACTGGTGCTCAGGGTGCTACAGGTGCAACAGGTGCTCAGGGTGCAACAGGTTCTGGAGGATCTACAGGTGCTCAAGGTGCTACTGGTTCTACGGGAGCACAAGGTGCACAAGGACATCAAGGAAATACTGGATCGACAGGAGCACAAGGAGATGCTGGTTCAAGATCATATACTGTAACAAACAGTGGATCTGGTGCATATGTGATAGATGGATCTAATAATCCAACACTTAATTTATTGAGAGGGTTTACATATACATTTAATATTAATGCTTCAGGTCATCCTTTTTATATTAAAACAGCACAGACCACAGGCACAGGAAATCAATACACAAGTGGTGTGACTGGAAATGGAACACAATCAGGAACATTAACATTTGCTGTTCCTTATAACGCACCATCAACTTTATATTATATCTGTCAGTATCACAGTGCAATGAAAGGCACTATATCAATTTCTGATGTAGGTCCGACTGGTGCTCAAGGTGCTGCTGGAGCACAGGGTGCATCTGGAACTAATGGTGCACAAGGTGCTCAAGGTCATCAGGGTGCTGGTGGTTCAGGAGGATCTACAGGTGCCCAAGGTGCTACAGGAGCACAAGGTGCTCAAGGTCATCAAGGTAATACAGGATCAGGTGG